GAGGAGATCACCGTCGCCAAGCAGTGGTACCGCGACGTGATCCAGAACGGCGACCTCCTGGTGCACGGCAACGACTGGGAGTACGACATGATCCAGGCGACCGACGCCGGCATGGCCTGGATCGAGGCCCGCAAGTTCGGGCTGGCCGACGTGTGCCGGTTCTTCGGCTGCCCGGCCGACCTGATCGACGCGGCGGTGTCCAGCGGCGGGACGATCACCTACCAGAGCACGCAGCAGCGTAACCTGCAGTTCCTGATCATGCAGATGGCCCCGGCGGTCGGCTGGCGCGAGGACGCGCTGTCGACCCTGCTGCCCGCCCCGCGCTACGTCAACCTGGACACGGACACGCTGATGCGGATGGATCCGGTCACCCTGGCCGCCTTCGTTCACTCGCGGATCGCGGACCGCACGCTGACCCCGAACGCCGCCCGCCGCGACTACTACGGCCTGCCGCCGCTGACCCCCGCCGAGGAGGCCGAGTTCGTCCGGCTGTTCGGCGAGCCGCGCAGCACGCAGCCTCCGCAGAAGACCGCCGGCGCGGACGTCCCGCACCAGGTACGCGACACGCTCGACCAGTGGATGAGCGGCGCCGCGCCGGTCTCCCCCGCCCCGATGGGAGCAGGCTATGAGTGAGCAGTCCGATCGGATGCACGGCCTGATCGACCGGACGACAGCACGATATCTGGCTACGCTCGGCAACCCTGTCGATCTCAAGCACGCGGAATACGCGCTCGCCGCCGTCCGTCCGCTGCCGTGGTATTCGATTCGCGCCGCGTCGAACGCGGACACCGGGGAGGACGCCCCGCCGCCGGCCGACCCCGAGGTGGCCACGATCTACATCTTCGACGAGATCGGCGGGTCGATGGGGGTCAGCGCGAGCGCGCTGGTCAAGCAGATCGACGCGATCACCGAGCCCACGATCCACGTGCGGATCAACAGCCCCGGCGGGTCGGTGCGCGACGCCATCGCGATCTACAACGCGCTCAACCACCACCCCGCCCGCATCGTGTCCTATGTGGACGCGCTCGCCGCGTCGGCCGCGACCGTCATCGCCTTCGCCGGAGACGAGATCGTGGTCATGCCCGGCGGTCAGATGATGTTCCACGACGCGAGCATGCCGGGCGACGGTAACGAGGCCGACTACCTGCGCATGGCCACCTTCCTCGGCCGGCAGAGCCAGAACGTGGCCGACATCTACGCCCTGCGCACGGCGACGCGCTCGCCCGCGCTGACCGCCGACGACTGGCGGGCGATGATGCTCGAAGAGACCTGGATGTACGGCCAGGAGGCGGTCGAGCTCGGCGCGGCCGACCGGTACGACACATCCTCGGCGCCGAGCGCCCCCGTCATCACGGAGCCGGACCTGGCCGAGCGGATGGCCCGCTCCCACGACCTGTCGAAGTTCCGCTATCGCGGCCGCCGCAACCCCCCGCGCCGGCCGGGCGCTGACGGCGCACGTCCCCGCAGTGCGCGCGTCGTCGAGCGCTCCCGCGAGGTCGAGCGGGCATGGGACGAGATCCGGGCCGGACGGGTGGCGCCGAGCCCGGCGGACCTGGCCGGTGCGGCGGCCGCCCGCGGCGAGGCGGTCGAGCGCCGGGCCCACGCGCTCGCGCAGGAGGGCCGCTCGGTCCCGGTCCTGCGCACCTCGGAGCGCTTCCGTTCGCAGCTCCTGGTCGCCCGGGCGGAGATGCCGGCCGACGTCGGCGCGGCCAGGCTGCAGGGCTTCGCTTCAAAGCTGCAGCGCGCGGCCACGGTCTCGCGCGGCGGCAAGGAGCTTGAGCACATCGCCGGGTATGCCTCGATGTACGGGCGGAAGCACCGGTATGAAATGTGGGACGCTTACGGCCCCTACTGGGAGTTCGTCCACGAACGGGCCGGCGCCAAGAGTCTTGCCAGCCAGCCGGACGTCGCGTTCCTCATCAACCACATGGGCGTCGCGCTGGCCCGGACCCGGGCGGGGACGCTTGAGCTCGCCGACGACGATACGGGCCTGGCCGACGACGCCTACGTCAACCCGGACCGGCGCGACGTTCAGGACTTCCTCATCGCCATCGACGACGGCGCGGTGACGGAACAGAGCTTCGCGTTCATGGTCGACGACGGCCGTTGGTCGGAGGATTTCACGGAATTCGGGATCGTCCGGTACAACATCGACCGGGGCGACGTGTCGGGCGTGACGTTCGGGGCTAACCCGTTCACCTCGATATCAGCCCGCGGACAACAGATCATGGCCGATATCGATCGGATGCCGGTCGGCCTGGCCGAGGCCGCGCTGCGGCGCCTGAGCCAGCGCACCGACGTGGCTTCACGACTCCTGCGTGCGGCCGAGCCCGACCAACCCACCGAGGCCGAGCGGGCGCCCGGGACGATGTGCCCGCAGTGCGGGGCGGTCGTCCCGGCCGGCGCCGCGACGTGCCCGAATTGCGGCCATCAGATGAACGCCTCGCAGCCGTCTTCGCTGGTCACCCGATCCGACGAAGCGGAGCCGGTTGCCACAGGGCGTAGGATCACGCATATCGAGGCGCTGTTGGCCGACGACCTGTAGAGGCAGTCAGACCGAAACGCCGTCCCTCCCGGGCCCCGATGTGGCTCACGCGGACGGCGTTTGGCATTCAGACCGACGTCGGCGGAGGCGGGCAGGCCGGTACTCAGACCGGACGCACTGATCGATGCACGCGGAGCAGGAACCCATTCCTGCGACGTGAAGGACGGCCATGCCGACCACGATCGAGGACCTCATCCTGAGCGCTGAGGTCGAGCTGGAGCAGGCGCAGAAGCTGCGCGAACGCTCGGTCGCGGAGGCGACCAACATCCTCGCCAAGGCGAAGCGCGAGGGCCGGGCAAACCTGACCGCCGACGAGGACGCCGACGTGGAGGCCGCGCTCAAGCGGCGCAACCAGGCCGGTGTCGATATCGAGGGTGTCAATCACAAGCTCACCCGCATGCGCAACATCGCCCAGCAGGAGGCCGACAACGACCTCAGCCTGATGGAGCGCCGCGCCGACCCGGTGACGAGCACGGCCACCCGTCCGGCCTACGACCAGGTGGCCCGGGTGGGCCAGGAGGCGCGGACCTACAGCCCGGAGTCCGACCGCAAGGGCGCCATGTTCCTGCGCGACGTCACCCGGCAGTTCCTCTACCGCGATCTCGAGTGTGAGCAGCGGCTGAGCCGGCACATGCAGGAGGAGCGCGTCGAGCGCGGGCAGTACCTGCAGCGGACCGCGTCGAACACCGGCAACTTCGCCGGCCTGACCGTCCCGCAGTACCTCACCGACATGTACGCGCCGCTGGTGGCCAACCTGCGACCGTTCGCGGACATCTGCAACCACCACGACCTCCCGCCGGACGGCATGACCGTCAACATCTCCCGGATCACCACCGGTACGGCGGTCGCGCTGCAGGCCACGGAGAACACGGCGGTCCAGGACGGCGCGATCGACGACACGCTGCTCACGGAGAACGTGCAGACCGCAGCCGGTCAGCAGACCCTCTCCCGGCAGGCGATCGACCGTGGCACGGGCGTGGAAGAGATCACGATGGACGACCTCTTCCGCCGCTACGCGACCGCGCTCGACTCGACGCTGATCACGCAGGCCACGACCGGCCTGGCCGCGGTCAGCGCGTCGCAGTCGTTCACCACGGCCAGCCCGACCGCCGCGCAGACGTACGGCGCGCTGGTCTCCGGGGCGGCCTCGATCGAATCCGTGCTCCTCGGCTGGGCGCAGCCGGACACCGTCGTGATGCACTCGCGGCGCTGGTACAAGCTGCTCTCGGCGGTCAGTGCCTCCTGGCCGATGATGTACTCGCAGAACCCGGCCGACCCGGTGCAGGCGCTCGGCGTCAACGCGGGCCTCGGCTACGCGAAGGGCATCCGGGGCGTGCTGGCCAACGGTCTGCGCGTCTGCGTCGACAACAACATCTCGACCGTCTGCCTGGCGACCGCGCAGACCGGCGGCACGCAGGACCAGATCTACGTCGTGCCCTCGCAGGAATGCCACCTGTGGGAGGACCCGGCCGCACCCGTGTTCATCCGGGCGGAGCAGCCGGCGGCCGCGAACCTGGGCGTTCTGCTGGTGCTGTACGGCTATTTCGCCTACAGCTTCCGCCGGTTCACCAACGCCACGATCAACATCAACGGCGCCGCTCTCGTCCCGCCGGTCTACGACGGCACGTGAGCCGACCGGCACGACCAGGAAAGGACGACAGCATGCCACCCGTCGAGAAGAAGGACAGCAGCAAGGCCGGCCCCGCCGACCAGCGGGCCGCCAACCGCGTGGTGGACGGCGAGACCTCCACGTCGAAGGAGGGCGCGCCGGTCGGCGACGCGACCAACCAGAACCAGTCCGACCCGGGGTACGTCCCCGGCGTGGACGAGGAGCCCGCCCATCCCGTGCAGCACGTCCAGGGCCTCGCGCAGGATCTGCCCGTGTCGAACGCGCGGGTGGACAACCTGGCCAAGCACCTCGACGCCTTCAGGGAGACCAACGGTGACGAGATCTTCGACGCGGCGTACGAGCAGATGAACGCGCGCCGGAAGTCCCGCGATGACGGCGAGCCCGAGTCGACCCGCTTCGACGACGCCGCCGTCCAGCAGGCCAGGGCGGATGAGGAGCACGCCAAGGCGGCCACCTCGCGCGCCGAGGGCGGCACCCGCCGCGACGCGACCCCGACCGGCCGCACCGCACCCGGCAAGGTCACGAGCTGACCATGGCCACGCTGACGCTCGCCGCCACGGTCACGCAGGTGCGCCCGTGGCCGGCGGGCGGCGCGTGGAACAACGTCGCCGTGGTCAACAAGACCGCGCAGAAGAGCACGACCTACGGGGTCACCCTCGGGGCGGGCTACGCCATCCTGGCGCTGGCCTGCCTGAACCAGTGGATGAACGGCTCATCGGAGGTGGGGGTCGGCACGGCGACGTCCATGGCTCAGGAGCGGCTGCACGCGCTCGGGCTCGAGGCCTCCGAGTCGGGCGGGCTGTCTACCGCGCAGACGGGGGCTGGGGTCAGCACGAACGTGATCGACCGTGGCGGGCAGTCGGGCGCCGGGCAGGTCGTGATCGTGACCACGGTCGGCGCGACCCCGACCTGTACCTACCAGCTCGAAGGCTCGCCGGACGGCACCACCTGGTCGCCGCTGTCCTCGGCGGACTCGGGCACGCCGACCGCGTTCTCGACGGCGACCTTCACGATCACCACGGCGACGACCACGACCCGGATCATCAACCCGGCCGCGACCGCCGCCCGCTTCGTCCGGCTGACCTACTCGGCGAACACGAACGTGACCAACACGGCAACCGTTCAGGTGGGGACATGAGCACCTCGACATTCCAGATCATCCTGCTGATCGAGGTCGGCATCATCGCGCTGACCTACCTGGTCGGCCTGTTCCGCGGTCGCTGAGGAGATGACGGGGTGGCGCTGATCCGCGTGCTCAGGACGGCCAAGGCCACCCTGTCGCGCACCTTCTTTATCGACGAGTTGCCGACCGGGGCGACCGGCAACGTCGTGGTCACGGTGAGCCGGCTCGACGGCACGATCGTCGAGGGCCCGACCAACGCGACCGGTCCGGACGCGAACCAGCTGTACACCTACGTCTTCGGCGGGCGGGATGTGGTCGACGAGCTGATCGTGTCGTGGGCGGCCACGGTGTCCGGCGACGCCATCGTGATCGACTCCGATCACATCCAGGTCGCCGGCGGCTTCCTGTTCAGCCTGAGCGAGGGCCGCGGCGTGGACACGGTGCTCGCCTCACAGAGCAAGTACCCGACCGCGCGACTCATTCAGGCCCGGCTGGAGACCGAGGACGAGTGCGAGCGGATCTGCGGTCAGGCGTTCGTGCCGCGCTTCTGCCGTGAGGTGGTGGACGGGCGCGGCGAGTCGTTCCTCAAGCTGCGCTGGCCGTGGATCCGGGCGATCCGCTCGATCTCCGTGCGGCCCACACCCGGGAGCGCGTACGCCGCGATGACCGCCGGGCAGCTGGCGGTCGTGGTCGGCGGGGACGACGGCGTGATCCGTATCGACGCCGGGATCTCGTGGCCGACGACCGGCTACTGGTGGGGCGCGGTGTGGCCGATGGGTCGCAGCAACGTCATCGTCGAGTACGAGCACGGACTGGACTACGCCCCGCCGGACCTGGTACGCGGCGCCAAGATCCGGTTCAAGTCCCTCGTGCTGCAACCGACCAGCGCCCTGCCCGACCGGGCCGAGCGCATCGCCACCACGGAGACCGGGATCGTCATCCTGGCCAGCCCGTCCGAGGACCGCACCGGCATCCCCGAGGTGGACGCCTGCTACGGCCGCCACTCCCGACCCGTGCCGAGCTTCGGATGAGCGACCAGACGATCGACCTCGGCGACGGGCACCGGCTGACCTTCCACCGGTGGGCACCGGACCGCGCGCTCAACCCGCAGTACGACGACCTGCCCGACGTCGAGCGCTACGGCGCCACGATCGAGCACCGTCACCACGTGACCGGTGTGCAGCACACCGGCGGGGTCACCTTCGACGGGCCGGTCCAGCGGGCGCACGCGGGACGGCCCGAGGCGATCAATCGGGCGCTCTGGCAGGTCGAGTCGTGGGACCCGCTCACCCTCTCGCCGAGCGTGCTCTGCGACTGCGGCGACCACGGCTACGTAAGGAACGGCAGGTGGATCGCGGTATGAACATCCTCGCCTACCTCGCCAAGCGGACCCTGATCGACCGCATCGACACGATCCTGGCCAGCGACACCGTCCAGGTCTCCTACGCCTTCCCGGGCGACCCGCAGCGGCTCTGCGTCTACGGCGGGGCACTGCGCTTCACCCAGTCCGACGCCGTGGCCGAGCCCGGGATCCTCTCGCTGGAGAGCGACACGATCGACATCTGGGTGCGCTGCTACCAGCCCGGGGACGACGTGCGCGCGGCGGACACGGCCGTCGAGGCGCTGGCCGACCAGATCATCGCGGACCTGAACGCCAACCCGAAGCTGGCCGACCCGCTGAGCATCACGAGCGTCGTGCTCGGCGACGCCGGCGCACCGGTCGTCAGCCCCGGACCCGAGCCGGCCGTGACGTCGCAGCTGCTGCTGCAGGTCCTCTGTGAGGGGTACGTCTGATGGCCGGCGACGTGACCGTGACCCTGAACGAGGCGGAAATCAAGGCGCTCCTCAACGCCGAGTGGTTCCGCCGCTCACTGGCCGGCTACGACTCGCGCATCGTGGCTATCTCCCGCACGACCGCGCCGCGCTCGAGCGGCCGGGGAGCGGCCAGCATCCACGGCGAGATCACCCAGAGTGGGGACGGCTGGGAGGGGCGGATCTCCTGGGATGCCGCTCACGCGTACATGCGCATGCAGCCCTCGCACGCGATCCAGAACGCCGCCTACTCGGTCCTCGGAAGGTAGAGCCATGCCCACCATCGCCACCCCAGCCGTTCTCAAGGATCCAGGGTTCTTGTTCTGGGCTCCGCTCCTGTCGACGCTGCCCGCGATGACCGTGGTCGGGTCGAAGTTCACCGACGCGTGGCCGGTCGCGTGGATCCCGCTCGGCGCGACGAAGGACGGCAGCGTCATCAAGTACTCGACGAAGGTCGAGGCGATCAGCGTCGCCGAGATCTTCGACCCGATCATGTGGGCGACCACGGAGCGGTCGGGGTCCGTCGCGATGGCGCTGGCCAGCTTCACGCTCGCGAACCTGAACCGGGTGATGAACACGGGCACGCTGACCACCGTCTCCGGCGCCGGTACGACGCTGCTGTCCAAGCTGACCCCGCCGACCCCGGGCGCCGAGATCCGCGCGATGATCGGGTTCGAGAGCACCGACGCGACCTTCCGCGGTGTGGCCTACCAGTGCATGCAGGGCGGCGACATCGCGATGGAGATGAAGCGGGCGCCGGACAACACGACGATCCCCGGCGAGTTCATGTTCGAGGTTCCGACGTCGGGCATCCCGGTCGACTTCTGGGCCGCCGGCGTGGCCCGCACCGGCACGTGAGAGAGGGCATGACCATGGCCAAGGAAGACCCGAACGCGCTGGTCGCCGAGGTCCGCGCCGCGGGCCACCAGAAGACCGCCGACAAGCTGGCCGCGCTCGCCGCGCTGCACATGGTGCCCGAACCCGGCCAGCACCGCGAGCTGACCCCGGACGAGATCAAGCTGCAGCAGAAGCAGGCGCTCAACATGTACCAGCTGCTCGCCGCGCAGCGGGTCGAGTACGGCACCTGGGTGGCGGCCGAGGACATCTACGCGGGTGCGGCGCTCGCCTACGCGGCCGGCCAGCCGGTCCCCGTGTCCAACGTCGAGCAGCACGGCTACGCGGAGCTGGGGCTGGTGCGGCGGGTCGCTCCCGAACCGGCCGCACCGAAGGCCAAGACGGAGGCGAAGAGCAGTGGGTAAGCACCTCGGCGAGCTGGGCACCCCGAAGCGCAAGGGCGACACGTTCGGCTGGTTCGGCAACACCGTCCGCGTCGGCGAGGGCTTCAGCGACCTGCGCCTGATCGACTTCCTCGACGAGGCGGGTGACATCCCGGACACCGATCAACTGGGGCAGATGAAGGCCCTGAAGGGCTTCCTGCACTCGATCGTGCACCCCGACGACTGGGAGATCTTCTGGCAAGCCTGCCTGGGCAACGGGCAGGGCGTCGAAGACCTGATGGTGCTGGTCAGCAAGCTGACGGAGTTCAAGACCGCCCGCCCTACGAAGCGTCGCTCAGACTCCTCGGATGGGCGGCGCGCAACCAAGGGGAGCTCGAAGCGCGGCTCATCCTCGCAGGTCATCCGCCGACTGGAGAAGCGCGGACGGCCGGACCTCGCACTGATCGTGCAGCAGGCCGACGACGCGCGCTCCACCGGCTGAGCCTGGCCCAGGTGTGCGACCTCGTGTACACGATCTGGATCGACCGGCTCGAACGCTGGGTCATGGTCGGGCAGATCGGCGCGGTGATCGCGGCGACGACCGGGACCAAGACCGACGCGACGGACTGGCCGAGCGCGCTGGCCCTCTTCGACGAGTGGCTCGCCTCGCCGCTGACGAGCACGCGGAGCGAGGCGAAGGACCCGGAGACGCGGGAGCTGGAGGCCGCGCTCGGCATCGGGTGACGGGCGGGAGGTGATCCGGTGGCAGGGACGCTGGCCGACGTCTGGGTGTCCGTACGCGGCAAGGTCGACAAGCTCAAGGAGGACGTCGCCAAGGGCGGCAAGGAAGCCGGCGAGGTCGCCGGGAAGGGCTTCGCCTCGTCGTTCGGCACCATGGTCAAGGCGGCCGGCGCCCTGTTCGCCGGCGCCGCGATCATCGGGTTCTTCAAGGACACCATCGCCGAGCAGCGGGAGTCCATCCGCGTCGGCAACCTCACCACGGCCGTGCTCAAGTCCACCGGCGGCGCCGCGCACGTCTCGGCCGGCCAGATCAGCGGTATGGCGACCGCGCTGTCCAACAAGGTCGGCGTGGACGACGAGGCCATCCAGACCGGGGAGAACCTGTTGCTCTGCCTGGAGGAGTCGGCGCAGGCGCTCACCAAGGACCGCGGATGGGTACACCACGACGCCCTTTCGCCCGGTGACCTGATCCTCGCGTACGACCCGGCCGATGACTCGGTCCGCTGGGAGCCGGTGCTGTCTATGCACCGGTATCAGACGCAGACCGAACTTATCCGGTGGAAGAGCCGGACGATCGACGTGGCGACGACTCCTGAGCACCGGTGGTGGACAACCGGGACGTCCGGGCGTGGTCCCGGTTCGACTGCGCGACGGTTCCGGACCACTGAGGAGATCACCGGTCACCAGTACAACGTGAAGATCGGCGGCGGTGTCCCGGCCTGCTTCCCCACCATCGAGAAGTACAGCGACGACCTGGTCGAGCTTGCCGGGTGGGTAGCCACTGAGGGCTGGTTCGAAGGGCCAGCCAACCGGGTTCGTCTCAGCCAGTCCCAGACGGCGAACCCGAAGAAGGTCACTCAGATCCGGGAGTTGATGGCGCGCCTCGTCGAGGCCGGGCACACCGTCAACGAGTCCTCCCGCAAGGACCGTGTCTGGGGTACGACGATCGTCACTTGGGGCTTCTCGTACGCGCTGGGCCGGACGATCCGGGATCTGCTGCCAGGTAAGAAGCTCACGCCCGGATTCCTGTCCGTCCTGACGGAGTATCAGGCGAACCTGCTCCTGGACACGTTGCTTGACGGAGACGGGTGCCGCGGTCTCAACGGTCAGGTTGTCTACTGCCAGAAGGACCACGAGCAGCTCGGCGTCGTCGCGATGCTGGCTGCGATGCTCGGCATGCGAAGCTCCGAGAGGTCCTTCGGCGACCAGGGCGTCTTGGGTCTCGTCAAGGCGAACACTCTCATCGGCAACAACGTTCATGCCGTACGCGAGCAGTACGACGGCGTCGTCTGGTGTCCGCATCTGCGCACCGAGATCTTCTTCGTGCGCTGCAACGGTAAGACTTTCTGGACCGGCAACACCTTCACCCGCATCCGCAACGAGGCGGGCAAGGGCAACGACATCTTCAACCAGACCTCGGCGGCCGTGCTCGACATGACCGCGGCCATGAACGGCGGCATCGTCAGCCAGGACGGCATCAAGACCGCGACGATCCAGCTGGGCAAGGCGCTGAACGACCCGCTCAAGGGCATGACCGCGTTGCAGAAGGTCGGGGTCACCTTCAGTCAGGGCCAGAAGGACCAGATCGCCAACCTGCTCAAGCACAATGACCTGCTGGGTGCGCAGAAGGTCATCCTGGCCGAGGTCAACAGGGAGTTCGGCGGGGCCGCCGCGGCGGCCGCCGACCCCGCGCAGAAGGCGCAGGTGGCGTGGAAGAACTTCCAGGAGACGATCGGCGGGCTCATCCTGCCGACGATCAACCGGCTGCTGACCGCGTTCTCCGGTGCGCTGCCCGGCGCGGTGAGCGTCATCTCCGGTGCGCTGTCCGGGTTGGCCGGGCCGGCTCGGACCGTGCAAGCCGCGCTCGCCCCGATCGCCGCGCAGGTCGGCCCGCTGCTGGCGGTCGCCTTCCGCGCGGTCGGCGCTGTGCTGGCCTGGCTGGTGCCGCTGGTCGCCCAATTCGTCGTCGGGGTCGCCGCCCTCGCGCAGGACATGGCCGCCCGCGCCATGCCGGTCCTGCGGGACCTGGCCAGCGTGCTCGGGCCGTTGCTCGGCGGGGCGATCAAGGGCATCGTGACCGGGCTCGCGACATTCATGACCTGGATCAACGGGGCGTCCAAGCCTGCCCAGATCCTCAAGGTGGCCATCGAGGGCATCGTCGCCGCGCTGGTGATCTACGGCGTCGCGCTCGGGGTCATCAAGGTCGCGACGATCGCCTGGACCGCCGTACAGACCGTGCTGGACGTCGCGCTGAACGCCAACCCGATCGGCCTGATCATCCTGGCGATCGCCGCGCTCGTCGCGGTCATCATCTGGGTGGCCACCAAGACCCAGTTCTTCCAGACCGTGTGGTCGGCCGTGTGGTCGTTCATGAAGGCGGTCGGCGCCTGGTTCGCCGGCCCGTTCGCCGGGTTCTTCGTCGGGCTGTGGAACAAGCTGGTCGCCCTGTTCAACTTCGGCCGCGCCGTGATCATCGCCGTGGGCCAGGACATCCGCGCCAAGTTCGAGGCCGTGGTCGGGTTCTTCGGCTCCATCCCGGGCCGGATCTCCGCCGTCTTCTCGGCCGTGCGCAACTTCATCGTCCAACACATGCTGGCCGCCGCGAGCGCGGCCAAGAGCGCGGCCAGCAACCTCGTCAACGGCGTGATCGGGTTCTTCCAGTCACTGCCGGGCCGGGCCGCCGGGGCGCTGTCCTCGATCAAGGGCGCCATCCTCGGGGCGCTGTCCGGGGCGCTCGGCTGGCTGACCCACGCGGGTGAGCAGATCATCCAGGGCCTGATCAACGGGATCAAGAACATGGCCGGCAACGTGGCCGGCGCGGTCAAGGGCGTACTCGACAAGGCCCGCGCGCTGCTCCCGTTCTCGCCGGCCAAGGAAGGCCCGTTCAGCGGCAAGGGGTGGACGCTCTACTCCGGGCGGTCACTTATGCAGGGGCTCGCCGAGGGTATCCGCCAGGCGGCACCTCAGGTGCACGCGCAGCTGAACGCCACGCTCGGCCGGATCCAGGTCGCGACCACGGGCGCCGGAGCACCTGCGGCGGGTGCCGGGATGACGTTCTCCCCGACGTACAACATCCCGAACCCGGTCGATGAGCAGGCGCTGGCGCGGGCCACGGTGGCGCGGCTGCTCTTCGCGCTGAACACGGGGAGCGGCTGAGATGCCTCTGCAGACGATCTTCCGCGACAAGGTGACCATCGGGACGTGGACGTTCAACGACCCGCTGTCGCTGCCCGCCGGGGTGACCCAACTCGGGGTCAACATCATGGACGGCTGGGACGACACGTCACCGATCCAGGCCCTGGTCACCTCGCGCGGCAACCGCGACGGGGACGTACCCAGCTCGCACTTCCCGCTGCGCTCCCGCCCGATCACACTGTCCGGCTGGCTGTACTGCACGTCGCGGACCACGGCCCGGCTGGCGTGGTCCAGCCTGATCGCGACCGCCTTCCCGGCGAACACGGACCTGACGCTGACGCGCTACGAGCCGGACGGGGCGAAGTACGTCACCTGTCGCCGCGCCGGCCCCGTCGAGCTGCCGCCGGCGACCAACGCGTCCGGCCCGCACTTCCGCTTCCTGACCACGCTGCTCGCCTTCGACCCGCTCAAATACAGCGCCACAGTCGACCTCAATGCGACCAGCGGGATCGCCGGGGCGTCGAGCGGCGGGCTGGTCGCGCCCGTGCTGCTGCCCGCGATGTTCCTGACCACCGCGGGCCAGCTCAACCAGATCAGCGTGACCAACATCGGCAGCTACGCGACGAAGCCGCTGGTCACCATCACGGGACCGCTGGCGACCGGCTGGCATTGGGACAACATGACGACCGGGCAGAGCCTCGGGCTGGACATCACGCTCGGCGCGGGCGACTCGCTGGTGCTCGACCATGCGCTCGAAACCGCGGAGCTCAACGGCTTCCAGATCTCGCCGGGGATCACCGGCGCCTGGTGGTCGATCGCCCCCGGGCCGAACCTACTCAAACTCTTCGGCGACTTCGACCCAGCCGCCTCAGTCACCCTGACCGGCCGATCAGCATGGGAGTAACCCGATGGGCATCCAGGCCGTACCCCTGTGGGTTCCGCTCGCGGCCGACGGGATCACGCAGGTCCAGCACCCCGCGGAGCTGCTCCGTGCGCTGCAGCGCGCGATCTCGCCGTTCCCCGGCGTGGTCAACGCTCCGACGACCGCCTCGGCGACGAACGCGGGCGGAGGCTTCGCGGCGACCGTGGTCCCCGCGGCCATGCAGCTGACCGTGGCCGCCGGCTCCGCCTTCATCCCCGGGCGCGAGGCAGCGAGCACGCTACAACAGGCTGGCAGTTACTTCGTGTTCTCCGAGGCGAGCGAGACCATCACCTGGCCGGCTAACGCGTCCGGGTCGACGCGGATGGACTCGCTGATCCTGCGGGTCGCCGATCCGCAGTACGGCTCGATCGGCGGTAGCCCGCTCGGCGCCTGGTGGGATGCGGTCCCCGGCTCGAGCGGGTCGGCACGACCCGACAGCGACTTCCTCAGCGGCGGCGCGAAATACATTCCGGGCGCCTGGCTGAGGATGTACGACATCTCCGTGCCGAACGCCGCGACCCAGCTGACGCAGGGCAACGTGGCGTTCAAGGCGGGCTACAGCAACATCCACGGGGACTGGCCGTACTTCTCGGCCGGGCCGCCAACCGTGTCCCCGCTCCCCTACGGGCAGATCGGCTTCGAGGTCGACACGGGGACGCATACCTGGTGGCAGGGCAGCGCGTTCAACGCGTTCGCCCGGAACAACGTCATCGCCGCGATGTACTACACGGGCGGAACCGGGGCGACCAGCGCCGGAGCGACCGAGGCAGCGCTACCGGCGTGGACGGCATCGAATAACCCGGTCACGCTACTGAACGCGCACGCCTACTTCGTGCACGTGCGCGGCGGGCTGTTTTCGTCGGTGACCGGGGCGACCGAAGTGGCCAACGTGAAGGTACGTACCGCAGTCGCCTCGACGGTCGCACAGCAGATCGGGTTGGCGGCCGCCCCGTGCATCACGGGCTCCAATGTCATGTCTTTCGATTTCGGGTTCTACATCCGTAATAGCACCGGCGGATCGATCAGCCGGAGTCTGGGTATCACGGTCGCCCGCAAGAGCGGCACCGGCAATCACTCCCTTTTCGGTAACGCCGCCGCCACCGACTTCCCACTCATGATCACCGTCTCGGATCTGGGTTACGTCTGGGAGACCCAGCTCCTCAACGTGGCGACCGCGGTCACCTGATGGCGTCGCCCAACTTCCAGGTTCTGGCCTGCGACTCGCTCACGGGCGCCAGGCTCGGCTACCTGGACCTGCAGGGGCTTACGTTCAACGACCCGCTGGCCGGCGTCGGCACGCTGGCCGGCAACGCGATCCTGTCGCCGGCCCAGGACGCGGACAAACTGGAGCTGCTCACCCGCACGGACGACGTGGCGCTCTACGTGGTCAGCGCGGGGAACGTCTTCTGGTGGGGCGGCGTCATCAAGTCCCGGCCCTGGGACCCCAGCAACCGGCTCCGCGCGGTCACCGCCACCTCGTGGAAGGGCTGGCTCGGCACCCGGTTCATCGGACCCAACGCGGCGGTCAACCCGGTCACCGACGTGGTGTACGCGTACGCGGCGACCGACCAGTTGGCCATCGCGAGGGCCATCATCACGGCCGCGACCGCCGACACGGGCTGCCCGGTCATCTCCGTCGGCGCCGAGACGAGCGGGGTGCTGCGCGATCTCAACTGGCTCGGCTCCGACTTCCGGTACGCCGCCGACCTCATCGACAGCATGGCCAGCCGGGCGGGCGGCTTCGACTGGGAGATCCAGCCGTCGATCAACGCGGTGAGCGGGCTCCCCGTGCTGACCTTCGTGCCGTACTACCCGCAGCGCGGTAACCAGTCCGTCGCGCTGACCTTCCGCAAGACCCCGAACGGCGGCAACATCATCGTGGACTCGCCGATCGACGAATCCTCGACGGAGCGCCGCACGCGGGTGTGGACCACCGGCAAGGGCACCCCGCCGGACCGGAAGATGGCCTACGACGAAGACCCGGACGTGGATGCCGGGCTGGCCCTGCTCACCGAGACGGTGACCAACTACTCGTCGGTGGACACCGTGGCCACCCTCGCGACCAACGCGCGGGCCGAGCGGACGTTCCGGGGCGTGCCGACCAACACCATGCAGATCAAGGCGCTGTTCGCGGACCTCGACCCGACCCTGTACGACACGGGCGACCGGATCCAGCTGATCTACTCCGACGAGGGGCTCTCGCTCAATCTGCCGAGCGTGCGGATCATCGACCGCGCGCT